TTTTTCCCGCGCTCACGCGGCTCTCCTCTTCTGCCTCTTGTCTTCTTTTTCCACCAGATGCGTGATTTGCATGCCAGTGGAACGGTTGTCTTTATTGGCCAGTTTCTTAAGTACCTTGTACGTCTCAATGCGGACAGCCACCGATTTAAATTTTTGAATGTTCAATTCATCCTGCCTTTCTGACGTCGAACTCGTTTTTATCGGGTTCGTTGTCGATTAATCTTTCCGGATCCCCGAAATCCAATACGGGTTGCTCAGGCTCTAATGCCACCTCTGGGCAAAATTTCCTTCCAGCATTGTGAGCGAGATCACTCCACTGCTTAGCAGCTCCTACATAGAACTCAGACATTTGCGTGTCTCCGAGTTGCCTTGCGTCAGCCGCTTGCGCATATAAGATTTTAGCCCGCACCATACGCTGGCCGAGCCTGAAACCTTCCTTGAAGGTGCTCTCAAAATCTTTCTTCAGAATCATTTCTTTCTCCTTTTTAACGGTTTCTTTAATGCTTTAGCTAAACGGTTTTTTCCTTGATTTTTTAACCTTGTTACAGGTCTTAAAATTTCTTCTGTTTGCTTTTTTCTCCGTCCCATTAAAGTACCCATACTTTCTCCTTTTTTATTAAGTGAGCAGGGGGAGTCTTTGACTACCCCCAACCTTTTCGCGACAAATCAACCATAGATTGTTTACGCTACTTCAGTACCACCCTCTGGACTCTCAGCCATATGGCCATACTTTCCAGAAAATGTGCCTTACAACTTTGTGATTGTTGTTCAGCCATACTCTGCTACTATGCATAGTAGCTATTTAAATGGGAATCTATATGACTAAGCTGGCGTTGTCAAGTGAAAAATAGTGGGATAAGTCCTATACAAGTATGTAATGGTGTCCTTGATTTTATAGGCGTAGAACGGATCAATGGCGTATGTGCGGAGGGCGTCGACCCGAGCGTCAATGTCCATTTCCCCCGCAATGAACTGCTTTAGCCGTATCTCTCGAAGCTCTTCAAAAAGAGCATGTTGATTAAGCAATGTGATGTAATCCGCCACGCTTTCGCATTTTCGTCCATAGGATCTGAGATGAATGGTCGGATCGCCAAGGGCCGTTATGTGAGGCTTTTCGAGATTTGTTTCAACAACACCATAGAAGTTATTGCCCAGTTCAGCAAAGCGTGACTTACCCCAATCGGATTCCAATGCAGCTTGCGCCATGCTAATGACAACCACCACACGCTGTTGCGGTGGAATGACCGCGTTAAATGCCTGCGTGCAGTTAATAATGCCTTTAACAAATTCATCCTGATTGTCATATTCAAAGTCAAAATTACTGACAACAGTCTGGCACAGCAACAGCAATGTCGCACAAAATCCTGAAATAATATTCATACTTTACAAATTTACACCTTTTGCCACACAAGTATAACACGCTTTACATTGCATGCTTTACATTTTTATTGCTTTCTTGTTAAGCTGTAAATACTGTAAAAATATGAAAACAGGGATTGAAATATTAGCGGACATGACAAAAAGGGACTTGGAGAGACTTGCTACTTCCCCGCAAAAGAAAAAGGTTTCTGTTTATCCAGCCAATCAAAGAGCTGATCATAATAAGGCAGAGCCTTCTTTATTTCCTCCACTTGCTTGGAAAAGCTACTCGCCTCGTACCGTCCTTTCATAAACTCCAATACAGTTTGATCTTCCTCATCGTAGGGAAAAGGCATCCGCGGGCCGATGGCCAGGTGACAAGCGGCGGTGTCCAGCAATCCCTCATTCTTCCAGGAGTTTCCTTTGAAGACGTAGAAGGGGCATCGAGCCACGCAAGCCGCGTACATTTCATGATGCCTGCTGGTAATGAAAAACTGAGCCTTGGACAGTTTATCCACAATCTCTCCCCAACTTTCTTTGAAAATATTGACGGAAGGCGTGTTCTCTTGCCGGTTGTCGACAGGATTGGAGAATGTTCCCACGACAAGACCGCTTCTTTTTTTCGGCGGGACGATGAAAGTGGGGTAATGGTAAGAAAGGTCCAGGTGCAGATGGGCGTTGATGTTGTGCCTGTTGAGCTCGGACTGCGATTTAATGTCTCGCACCGAGACATAGGACTCTTGAAGAATTTTTTTCAATGTCTTGGAGAGGGTCATCTCCTGCCAGACCGTGTTGATCAGGAATATTTTTTTCTTGAGGAAGTAAGCCTTGGAGATGAGATCAAGGTACCATTTGGCAAGAGGGGCGTCGTGATGCATCGTTCCCTCACCGTTGATGATGACGGCGTCCGCGACCTTTAGGATGCGGGAATCATATTCAGGAAACTCCGCGCACTTGACTGACTCCAGCAACAGACCGTGTGTCTTTATCTCTTGGTGGAGATACTCCATCGCGGCGTTGCAACCGGAATGAAAATCAGACGTGTCGTTGAACAGGATCGCTTTCATCACTGAATCCAAGTGATGATGGAATGGCGATCCCCTTGATAAATGGGAGTGATTGAATGAGGAAAGCACGGATTGCTTGGAAACACGATGGCACTGTGGGCCAGTCTGGAGATCACATGTTCTCCTCCGAAGAAACTAAAGTTTCCTCCCTCGTAGTTGTCATTAAGAAGTAATGAACAAGTTAGAATTCGCGGCTTGTTGAATTGTGAATGGTCAACATGCTCCTTGTATTCATGAGACTCATCGCCTTTGTATAGAAGATGATCAAATCCACTGTTCTCCATTTTTAAGCTGTCAAAGAATTTAAATTCCTGAATATATGATTTAAAGATATCACTAAAAATAGAGGAAATCTTTTCCTTAAACTGTGATTCAAGAGGCTTAACATAACAACGCCGAGCTTCACTGCTCTTACCCCCTCCCGCAGTCGCGGGAAAGAATTTTAAATCAGGTTGCTTTATGATTTCTTCAGCTAGATCAGGGGAAATAATGTTATGGTATTCCTTAACGTAGTACGGCAACAGTAGCTTTAAATGTTCTATACTAGTCATTTTGCTCCTTATGAATTTTCTCCAGTTGTTTCTTGTCCTGGCAGTGGTAGCAGGAGATGTGAGTAAAGTGCAGGTGCTTGGCGATGACCGAGCGCTGCATTCCATAGACAACTTCATCATTTAAGATGAGAATAGGGTGTGTAAGACCGTTCTTTTGTATATCTAAGCTTAACTCTCGGATTGATCTAGACAGAGGAGTCTTGGTTACAATAGGTTCATCAGATATTAAACATCTAATTAAATCAAACCAGTCTACTCCTCTTAGTTCTTGGAGAGAAACTATCTTATGGATGGAAGGATAGTCAACTTTCTTTGCTTTCAAGTAGCTCATTATTTATTTTTTATTTTTTCACAGGGGCAGGCTCTCCCAATTTTACAGGAACATACTTCTAAAATTTCATTCATAGATGTCTTTTTCCGGTCATATAAAGTTTTATCTTTCACAATACGTTGTTTGTATTTAGGAGTGCGAACTTCTTTAGCCACAGGATTTTTCTTACGTTCCGGCATCGCCCCAGCTCTTTCCTGTTTCTATGTCCACTCTGCTTGGGACAGCCAACTCAACGCAAGTTTCCATAATCTCTTTTATTCTTTCCTGGTCTTTTTTATTCTTGATGGAAAAATCCAATTCATCGTGGACCTGGATGTGTGCTACGTATCCCTCTTTGGAAAGCTCCAGCATAGCTTTCTTTGTTTGATCCGCAGCTGATCCTTGAATCAGTCTATTGAGAGCTTTATAAGTCCAGGCGCGTTTAATCATATGTTCGCCATATTCGTCTTTCGCTTCTTTCAAAGGTAAGGCTTTCTGGCCCCATTCATTGACAGGTTCCCATAAATCAAATCTGCATCGTCTTCCCAGAAGTGTGCGTAAGTATCCTTTTTTTCCAGCCTTATACATTGTGTCTTTCATAAGCTGCTTAACAAAAGGAACTTTGCCGTGGTACGTGGCTAGTATTTCTTCAGCGTCTTCTAAATTAAGGCCTAATTGTGACATAAGTTTCCCTTTTCCCATACCATAAAACAGTCCTAAATTAATTGATTTAGCCTGCTTGCGGGGTATATTGGCAATGTCCGCTACAAGTTGATGAAAATCAGTGGTGTCATCTTCTTCATAAGTGTCTAGAAATTTTGATGCTCCTGTGAATTCTTGCAAGGAAGCATAGTGGACCACGAGCCGTGGTTCCTGTTGCGAGTAGTCAAAGATCCCCCACTCGCACCCCTTTTCTGGTACAAAAATGGAACGAATTAATGGACCAAGTATGGCGTTGCGAGCGGGAATCTGCTGTAAATTCGGATTCGAGTAGGAAAACCGTCCTGTGACAGTACCACCCTGATCCGATCTCATTTGGTGTATGTCTGAATGAATCCGTCCTCGGTGCGAAAACTTGAGGATACTTTCGATGAAGGTTGTTCTCGCCTTGTTAATCTCCCTCGCCTCCACGACCATCTTCGCCAGGGGGCTTTCATGACTTGCCAGAAAGTTTTTATCGAACTTTGGCTTGCCTGTTGGAGTGGTGTCGTAAGGGATGTTCTGGGTTTGAAAAGCCTGAGCAACTGATGCTGCAGCCCATATCTCCACATTCTGACCTGTGAGCTTCTTAATTGAAGCCATAATCTTATTCTCTTTAGATAGTAAATCATTTTTTATTCTTTCCGCTTTGTCAAGATCGACCCGTACTCCTTCTTGTTTCATCTTGAATAGAACAGGAAAGAGGTCTATTTCTAATTCAAAAATATTTAATAAGTTCTGTGATATGATTTCTTTTTTAAGATGATGCCATAGGCGTAGCGTTACAGCCGCGTCCTGTTCTGCGTATGCGCCTACGTGTGAGGCGGGAAGCTTCCACAATTCCGATTTCGGATCGATGCCCCACATTTTTGCCGCCTCGTAGAGTTGGGTTTCCGATTTCGATTCTTTCAGGTAATCCTTTGTTAATGAGTTTAAATCAAATCTAAACCTGTTTTCATCTACCAATGGTGCGGCGATTAAAGTGTCGATTATTTTGCCTCGAATGTCAATACCTAAAGTGGATAACCACCCTAGGTCATAGAAGGCATTGTGAAAGACGTAATTCATATAATCGTAAGAACACTGTTTTTTCAACCACTTAGTCACAATGTTTTTATCCATATTGGGCGGTGTTTCGTGAGCTATGGGGAAGTATCCTTCCCAGCCGTCTACCGCAACGGCGATCCCTACGATTTCTCCTCGACCAGCTACCCAGCCAGGTCCAGTGGTTTTCAGTCCAGGGTCCCGTGTCTCCACATCAATGGCTATTTCCGTGTACTCTGAGAGATCTGGAAAATGATCAGGCATCACCCATTCACTGGGCATCATATGCACTTTAGGAAACCAATTGGGCTGTTCTTTCATCTTGTTGAATTCCTTTTATGTTCAAGCAAATTAGATATTTTATACTGGGTAGTATCATAGGCTTTTTTAAGATCTTCTTTTTGGTGGAAAAGACTTTTAAGTACATTCTCATAATCAAAATTTAATTCTTCTTCCTTTACAATTATTTCTCGATATCCACCTTTATCACAAATCATTACAATACATTTTTCTATTTTTCTTTCTGAGTAAAGGTTATGTAACCAAGCATAATTAATAACCTGTTCTTTACTTTTGTCACGTTCAACAAAAATATGTTGAGAGGATTTAAAATCAATTATTGTTAATTTATTTTTATGAATTCCTACTAAATCAATAACTCTTCTTTCGTTCTTATCAAAATAAAGAGGACATTCCGTTCCCCATACTTCTTCTAATTGACCAACAATACCGTGTGATAAAATTTGGTGTGCCTTGTCTTTTGCCTCTTCTCTTGCTTCGGGGGAAGTTTCTTTAAAATAACTACCCATATCCACAGGATGATTCTCTAATCTTCTTCTACTTAATTTATCAATAACATTTTTTAAGTATTCATGCATCGCTTTCCCTACTTGAAAATAATATTCAGTTTCCTTATTTTCGTGTTCCAGCATCTCGGTTAAGTCATTACGACTTATCCAACCATAGTGCTTTTCTAAAAAACGATTACGTTTAAATTTTACCTCATGTAAAAATTTAGGAAGCATTCCAACTGTTATTTCTCTGTCCTTACTTCTTAGCGGTGATTGTTTCATTTTAATGATTTTACATATTCTTTTGTGATCCGTCCTCTTTTCTCTCCTTCTGATTCAAATGATCGATTCTTTTTATCGGAGCGTGCTTCAATCTCTCCTGCAATGGCAGCGTAGGCCGCCATATCAACGTAGCTGTCTTTTTTATGTTGGTGCATGAGCCGTGCTACTTTCACCAAGGCCATACACACCGCGACGTCATGGGGGGTTACTTCTTTTCGGAGGAAAATAGACCACAACGCCGCAATGTTCGTGTGATTAGTGAGCTTGTCGCCATAGTCCTTATGGCGGTTGCCACCAATTAATTTTTTTGATTCTTTTAAAATATCCTGTGAGATCATGCTACCCTGCTCGCATAATGAAAGATGGGCTCATATTCATATTGTCCTTCGGTTCGATGAACAATATATAATTCTTCCTTGGCTCTTGTCGCACCGACGTAGAAAACTCTTGCTTCATCATCTCTTCCTTGTTGGCTTTCTGTATATGACCTGTAAGGGGCATAGGATAGATCGGTTAATAGCATAATTTTTTGTCTTTCACCACCCTTGGATGCGTGAATGGTTGACACTTCAATGCGAGGAACAGCGTCAAGCTTGTTGCCCGAGCGCATTACCGCACGCAGATAGGTTTTACGACGCTGCAATCCCTTGGAATTCAGCATGTCATACCAGGCTATTTCCCTCACACTGAGGGTTTTGTCTTTGGATATTTTAATTGTTTCCCGCAGGCCATACTCTTTAATAAGATCTTCCAGGCTGTATGTCCCTTCAGGTTGTCCCTTGAACACTCCGTAATTTCTCTTGATCCGAGTGCTGTCCATATGATGATAAATGACATCACATGCCACTCCTGAGATGGACTTGCCGTTTTGAAGATCGGTCCACGCCCTGATGGCCTCAATGTATTTAAAACTTATGGTTGGAAAACCGTATCGCTTGTAAAGCCATCCGTATGTTTCCAATGCCTCACACACCTGCTTTACAACTTCGTGAGTCCTGCATAAAATCAACCACTCACCTTCCTGCAATCCTTGATTCAAAGGTCTGATATTTAAGACTTTTCTTATCCCCATTTCATCTCTTGGTTTATATTGTTTTGGGATGCGTTGGGATATTGACTGTCCAAGTTTTGTGGCAAGACTGTGTACGCTTATAGGAATGCGGAATGATTGAGTCAGAGGAATGATAGTGTTGTCATAATTCTTAGCCATAGCTATGAAGTGTTCTATGTCTGCGCCAGCCCATCTGAAAATAGCCTGATCATCATCCCCTGCTATGTAGGTTTCAATTGCTCCAGATCGTTGCTGAATCATATCCACCACCTGCCATTGCTGGGCGCTGAGATCTTGAGCTTCATCAATGAATAGATATTTCAAGGGAGGAGGGTTTTGTTTCTTTAAAAAATTAACAAAATAATCAACATATTCATACTTGTCCCTGTCTTCTTTAAATTTTCTTAAATCTAAATCCATTTGTTCGATGAGCTTGCGTGCTCCGTAATTGTTCAAGGTATTGTCTCTGAAAACTTTATATAAGCGATCCCTGTCATCAGGATATTTAGCGTATGAGAGATTAATAATGTCCTGGTATTCACTCTTCGCTGTTGGCATAGAGATATCAACACCGTTTCCTTTTTTCATTTTATTGACATATTCGTGGCCCGTGATCCGTGATAACTCTTCATAGTCATGATCGTCCATGATCTGCGCTTGCTGAAGCTGCAACCGACGATACGCCAGGGAGTGCAACGTGGAGAAATAGGGATACAGGATCTTAACCGTCTCCTTCGTGCATTTCTGCTTGGAGTCCTTAACAATGCGATCACGTATTTCTTCTGCAGCTCTCACGGTGAAACTGAAGTAGCCTATTTCTTTCGGAGTGCATACGCCCGTGTTGAGAAATTCTTCCACTTTATCTTTCAAGTAAGTTGTCTTCCCTGTGCCAGGTGGTCCTATGATAACGTGTCTATGCATCTTTCATGCTTTCTAAGATAGCCAGTCCTAAATAATAAGGAATGGCCGGAATTAAACTATTACCTAACGCTTTAAGTCTGTGTACCCTGTCTGGTATCCCATGAGCCACTCGACCCAATTTGGGTTCAACTGCCCACCAACCTTCTCCCCAAGATTGCTTTTTCCCCTGTCCGTCGTGCTGTCCTTGTACATGAACTC